GCAGATACTAACCGGCGCCTGCATCGTGACGGCGCTGGAGTTCCTGACCGGGTGCATCGTCAACCTGTGGCTGGGTTGGGGGGTATGGGACTACAGCGGCCTTCCGGGCAACGTCCTGGGGCAGATATGCCCACAGTACTGCCTGCTCTGGCTGCCGGTATCCCTGACCGGGATTGTGCTGGATGACTGGCTGCGGTACCGATGGTGGGGTGAGGAGCGGCCACGTTATAACGTAGGCATTACACGGCGCAGGCCTAAGATAATCTGGTTGCCCCAAATATCATAGGAAGGATGGTGCCACATGTGAATGATGAAGAAATCGCCATAAAACTTACTGCGTTGGAACATGAGACAAAGTCAGCAAAACACCGGATTGATGACCTGGAAGTACAGAATCAGGCTATACAGGACCTTGCCCTGTCAGTAAAAGAACTGACTATCAATATGGGGAACATGCTCCATGAGCAGAAGAAACAGGGAGAAGACATTGAGAAACTAAAGGCGGAGCCAGGAGAGCGGTGGAGTAGTATGAAACGGACTGTATTTAACCAAATGATTGGGGCCGGTGCTGCGGCATTGGCAATCGGTCTTATCGCAATGATGGCTCAGTACATCATCAAATGAGAGGAGATATATCTATGAGTGAGAACACAAGGAAATGGTTCAGGGCAGCAGGGCGCAGGGCGGTCAAGACGGTAGCACAGACGTTTATAGCAACAGTGGGGACGGCTGCCGTAATGGGTGAGGTTAACTGGCCCATGGTAGCATCCGCATCCGTACTGGCGGGCATCCTGTCCATGGCTACATCCATAGCCGGACTACCGGAACTGGATACCAAGACTGATGCCTGAGGGGAGGTGGTCCATACATCTCCCAGCCGTCAGGGTTAAGGCGGAACTATCAACCAAATCATGAAAGAGAGGGAAAGACTATGAATTATCCATTGAACAACGAACCATGGAAGCCTATTAATGTTGCGGAAATCCCTGACCTGGAGGCAAAGATTGCGGCTGCCAAGGGAACACCTGAATATGGCACCCTTAAATCCCTGTATGATGGCCCGGACCACGGGATTGACTATCACGATGATACCGGGAAGTTTGTGATTGCCGTTGGCTGGCATGTGGATACATCCGGGAATATTGTCCGGGATTAGTTGCGATATCGCAACAATGTGGGCAGGCCTGGGGATATCCCTGGGCCTTATTTGGATTGGAGGAAAGATATGACAGCATTATTAAGGAGACAGGCCGTAATTGATAAGTACGCAGAGATTATAGGCCGTAACATATACAGCCAGTCCCTGAGGGATTACTGCTATGTACGATATAAGGATGGTAATTACTACAGTGACTGCAGCAGCTCCATCTGCCTTACCTATGAGGCGGTAGGAATGGGATTCGGAAATCTTAACACCGCAGGCATCTACCAGTCCAAAAAGCTGACCACCGTGGATGCGGACATAGCCCAAGGCATCCCGGATACGTCCAGGCTCCGGCCGGGGGACATGCTACTGTTTGCTGGTACGGATGCTTCCAGGCCACTCAGGATAGGCCATGTGGAGATGTACTGCGGCAACGGCATTATCTGTGGTCACGGTTCCGGCAGGCCGTCCTATAAGGACCTGGTGGCCTACTGTAAGAGTCGGTACAATTCCTGGGCGTCCGGAGGATGGCGTAAGGGGCTGGTGTGTGTGCGTAGATACATACAGGATGATGTAATCCAGGAGCCGGAGCAGCCAAGGAAATCCGGCTGGGAGCAGAATGCGGACGGTGCCTGGAGCTTTTACCTGGGAAATACCGGTGAGCCGGTCCGCAACTCCTGGTACCTTGATACGGATGGCAAGTGGTACTGGTTTGACGGCACCGGCCACATGGTCACCGATACCTGGTATCAGTACAAAGGTGACTGGTACTACCTGGGCGCGGATGGGGCTATGGTTCAGGGACTGCAGGCCGGTGGAGGCAACTACTATTACCTGATGCCGGATGGTAAGATGGCCACGGAGCCTGTGACACTAACACCGGATAAGGATGGGGCGTTGCGCTGGCCAGGACTAGGAGAGTAATAAAAAGCGGCGGGGATTATCGGTCCTCGCCGTAATGTTACCTTTTCTTCTTGGGATACGGATCCTTAACATCTGTCCGTCCTATCAGATAATCAACACTGGTGTCATATAAATCAGCAAGCGCAGATAGAATCTGGAACGGTATCATCCGTTGGTCATTCTCATACCTGGAATAGGTCCGTTGGTTTATATGCAGGTAATCCGCAACATATTGCTGTGTCAAATCCTTGTCATCCCGTAAATCCCGTAGTCGTTCCAATCTCATAATCATCCTCCAATACAGAGCATTATAATTTAGTCTGTATTGGCCTATTGAAATTTACTCTAATTTGGCCTAAAATATGTAGCGAGGGGGGATTGTGAGATGGATATAAGAAAAGACGGTAACTACCATAATTTACCATGCTCCATTTGCGCTGGACAGGCGTACAATGTCCTTATAAAGGAGGGACACGGTATGGAAAGGAAACAGGAAGACAAGCCGCCAGAAGAACCACCAGAAGGACTGCTCAAGGAGTTTGAGTGGGTGAGGGACCACATCCCGGATGGCGAGGTGCCGCAACCGGCGCCAGATGAGTTTGAGAAGGTGTGGAAACGGATTCAGGATGGACATGGAAAGTAAGGAAAAGGCGGGAACCGGATTGACCGGACCCGCCAATTTCATACTATTTCATACCTATATATGCCGCCCTATTAGACACAGTAAAGTCACAAATGCACTGAAAAACCTTGTAAAACCGTACTTTTTAGGCCATAAATATTAACGACACTTTAATACGGAGTGGTTTTCAGAATGGTAGGATTTATATAAGATATGGGGTGAAAATGGTAGGTTTTATGCGGGTTTGCGGCATTTTTGAAACTTCCGGTTCCTACCGCTTTCTACCACGTTATTAGGGTTTATTGGTCACAATAAAGTCACAAATCAACGGTTATTTTTTCTATCTCTTTTTTCAGGTCTTCCATGTCGCGGTGGCCGTAGACCTTGTTGGTGATGTCGGCTTTGAATGAGTGCCCCATCATCCGTTTACGGTCGTTTTCTTTTACCTCATACTTTTCGCACAACATGGAGAATGTATGCCGGCAGTCATGTGGTGTATGCTTGGGGTCACCTGGGATTCCGAGCCGGTTCAGTAGCTCCTCCATTTGTTTCCTGAAATCCTTGTCGCTGCACGGAAGGAGCTTTCCATACTTTCCCATCCGGCGCCCGACCAAAGGGAGAATTGCAGAATGGATAGGAACGATACGCCCCTTACCAGCTTCCGTTTTCATTCCACCCATAAAATACTTTTCCGGCAGATTGACTTCAAGGCCAATGTATTCTGATATACGCCATCCGGAATAGCACATAATGAGAAGCATCTCTGCAGTTTCGTCAGTTTTGTTATCCCACAGGATTTTCAGGTCTGCGTCTGAGAAGGGCACACCATGTTCGTCATCGTCATCCCTTTTAATTTTAACATACTGACTATAGTCCTTATCGCACCACCCTTGACTGTCAGCATATTTATACATCTGCCTGTACAGATTCCTGATAAGTTCCAGGCTGGCATATTTTAGACCACAGGCATCCAGGTTATCCTGCAGGTCCTTTGTACGGAGTGCAGAAAACACTTTACCGTAGAGGGATGCACAGTTCTTATAAGCGGCCTTGATTGAATATTTAGTTGCCGCAGAGTATTTATTGCCTTCTGCAAATTTATCGGCATAGAATGCATCGTAGACCGCTGAGAAGGTCTTCTCAGGTTCCTCAGGTTCGATTCCCTTGACACGGTTGTAATCGGCCATGATTTTCCCTGCCAGGGAATCAAGGGTATCGGGGGTATTAGGCAGATTCAGGGCGGCCTCCATACCTGGGGTATAGGTACCTGCCTTGTAGGATGTGAGGATTATGAAACCCTTCATCCAGTCATCCACGTAACAGAGGGCCGGAGGCCGGTTCCCGTCAATGTCTGCCGGCGGGTGGACCGCATAGGGGTTCTTCCGGCTCTTGCCAAGGTATCGGATGGAGCCGTAGCCGTTGGGGAGCCTGGGATGTTTCTTTCGTTTTGGCATGATATCATTCCTTCCCGTTGCGATATCGCAACTGATTTTGGGTATAAATAATACGCCCCTTGCCAGGACGTTCCAGGAATGATATAATTCAGATGTTAGTTGACTATATCGTGCCGGAGCAGTCCGGTAAGAGAAATCTATGTGAGGGCGGCTCCTGCTGGTAACAGGGCCGCTTTCACATTTGACAATTTCCGTATATTTGGTATAATATACTTAACAAGACAGCCGGGAGATAGATTAAGCCTATCCGTCCTGGCGAATTATAACAACTTTAGTAAGTCGCCCATCCGGCCAAGGAGCAGGGCGGCTTACTTATTTTTCATGTTCAGGATTGCAACGATTAACAAGGCAACGCCTAATATAATCTGAAATTCCTCATATGTACTCATAAGCAACCATCCTTCCTGTCAAGACTCAGAACGAATGGCACGCACGCCCTCCCGGTTGCCCGGGTAAGGATATTATGTTGTCAGTGTGCCCCCTGTGCTACCTGCACAGGGGATTTTACCGTGTAAAATGTTATTTTAATCCGACTTGTGCTTTTCCGGATACAGAGTCATTGGTAAATGTCACATTGGCGTTGGAACCAGCTGTTCCATTGCCATACCAGGTTATGATTACAATCTTATAGCCGTTTGATTCAACTTGGGAAGAAACGGTTCCCTCGCTTCCCACGATTTCCTTGACCTCATCATAAGTCATACCAGTATCAATTTTATTATACTCATCTAAAGTGATATATTCAGATTCATCATTGACACCGGATACAGATTTCTGCAGTGAACTATTCATATTCATAGAGATTGCAAATCCTCCACAAACAAGAATTAAAAATATAAGTATTGTCATTAGACAACCATGTCGGCCCTTTAATGCTCTTTTACACACTGGGCATACTTTAGCCTTAGAGTCTATTTCCGACTGGCAGAACTTACATTTTTTTGTTGCAGATTTTTCTTTTCCCATACCTATTCCCTCTTTTCATTTGGTTTATTAAAAAGCCATAGGCTATTTTAATCATAAGTCATTCCCATAGAGCCACTTATTTTCTGCCATACCAAATCCCAAGTCTCCGCGCCATCTACTTAAGAATTTCATAAAATCGGAACGCTCATCGTTTTCCTTGTAATCTTCATCCACATAGCATTCCTTGGCTGGTTGGACAATACCTTGCCGGATTGGTACGAGTTCTACTTCTGGGAAAAAGATATGCTCAAGCTGTAGCTCCGGTTTTGTGGGCTTTCCAGTCGCACTGTAGGAGATGTTGCGGAACCATTCCTTGTAGGACAATAATGCTCGGTTGGCGGCCCGATAGGACAGGCCGAAAGCATCATGCAGCTGTTCCGCGTCCCGGTAGCCGTATTTATGTATCATGATACGCGGCGCCAGAAAGTGACTGGCAAAGTCATCAGCCTCATCATCGTTTTCTTTTGTATCTCCAACATGCCCCAATAGTATGTGACCAACTTCGTGCATTAACGTAAAACGTTGGCGATAAATATATGGGAAAGCATCATTGTAATAAATTTTCCCCTTTAATTTAAATGCATCATCACTTACCCTGTAACATTCCCGTTCCTTTTTGGCGGATAACTCAGAATACTTAAACAGGGGAATCTTTAATCTTTTTATGACTTCTATACAGTCAATAGGAAAACTTCTGATGCCGCATATTTCATACGCATCTAAGATAACGCGGAAAAAGTCGTATTGTTCCAAACAAAACCACTCCTTTAATCATCATCAGATAATAAAGTTCTGATGATATCCTGTTTTTGTTCGACCGTGAGTTTTTTTCCGTTCCTTGCAATAAGACTTTGGATATCCTCATAAGTTGGTTCATACAACCTTATCTGAGACTGGATTACCGTGGTGTCTTTCTTACGTCCCAAAAGATAATCTATATCTACATTAAAAAAATCAGCAATTTTTTCTAGAGTCTCGAAATCGGGTTCTCTATTCCCATTTTCATACATACTGATAGAACTTCTTGAGATTTCTAATGCCTCTGATAAATCTGCTTGAGAATATCCACGAGTCTGTCGTAGTAATTTAAATATTTTATTAAATTCTCCCATGGTTACACCTCGCTTCTATACTAAATGATATCACAATTTGTGAACGTTGTAAAGAAAGAATGACACACTTTGTAATAAAAATCTGTTTTACGTATTGACACGAAGTGTAAACGGTGGTATAACATGAACAGACACGATATGTGTCAGAATGGAAAGGAGGTGAATCTATGGATGCCGAGGCTATTTCTAAACGCCTTATACAACTAAGGGGTGAGAAAACCCAGGAAGAAGTTGCAAAAGCTGTCGGAATCAGCAAGTCTGCTTTATCAATGTACGAAAATGGTAGCCGGATACCGCGAGATGAAATAAAAATTCGGATAGCAAAGTATTACCATAAAAGTGTGCAGGCCATTTTTTTTAACAATAATGACACGAAATGTGACATGAGGGAAAGTGAAACAAACACACGTTCGATTCGATAAATATACCACTATGAGGGACGTGTGTCAACTGGAAAAGGAGGGTGAGAGAGGATGATATCAGTTTCGGACTTGAATCAAATGTCAAATTTGACACTTATAAGTATTTATAAAAGTCTGAACTATTGGGAATGGACACCATTGCTCGGGGAAAAACCGGCTGGGTGGGATGAAATGCCGAATTATAAAAAAACCACTATGGGCGAATGTCAGACTAAAGATGCTATCATTCGCCCATATATGAGGGCGGCGCTGTCACAGTTTATGTAGTAGGCGTGTGTCAATGGGAAGATAAGGAAAGGAGGGGGGAGAGGTGGCAAAAGCAT